CTATCCCAGGAGGTCTTCAGCTCTGATGGAGAGCATTTGCTGTAGGGCTTCACGGCTTAGCACCTTGTCTTCGATTTCTTTAGACGCGTCGCGCCCAATTCGTACGCATCCACCCTCAGGGTCATAGTCTATGTAGTAGTCGATGTATGCACCATCTGCGTAGCTCTCGTTGATTATAGCTGTATACTCTTTGGGAGGCTCGATGCCAGCCCTATCAACGAGCTCCACCATCATCGCCTGCAGGAGGTCAACAAGGTATTCATGAGCTTCCTGCCAGCTACCCACACCCTCTACATAGTGGCCTGAGATATCTTCGAGATACTCGTTGAAGGACTTCTGGTTCTCGATTTCAAGGCGAGCAACACCTCGGTGATAGTCTCCTCGATCGGTGTCCGATACGATCACGTCGAGGTCGTATTGGATGTTGTGATCTGCTGGTGTAACACCTCCTAGCACGTTGTAGTGGTAGGTCTTCTTTTCGTTCGTCGTCATAATTCTATTACTTATTATATGAGTTAGTGTCGCCGGGGCTCATCCCCTTTGACACTACAAAGGTACGGCAAAGTTTTTACTCCACCAAATTTTTGAGTAAAAACTTTTGAGGCAATCAAAATACAGCTATATAAACCTTTTATGCAATATGGATAGTTTGTATTCCGCATATTATTTTTACCTTTGCAACGGATAATAGTAAACACGATATGGACAAGACATTAAGCATTGCCGAGCGCCTGGACGCCATTAAATCGCTCATTGGCATAAGCAACGATGCCGAGCTTTCGCGGATGCTCGGCATCTCAAAACAGCGAGTATACAACTGGAGGAAGCGAGATAGGTGGGATGCGCCCACTGTACTTGCAGCCTTCCCCGCCCTGCGCGAGTCATGGGTGGAAAGGGGCGAGGGCGAAATGAGCAGCAAGGAAGCCCAGCTCACCCTCAAGGTTCAGACACTCGAGGAGCTCATCGCACAGAAGGATGACATCATCGAAGCACAAGGGCGGCATATCAAGCACCTGACAGAGAAGCTCTCCGAGCATCTGTAGTATTTGCCGAATGGCGAATTCTCGCTACCTTTGCGGTGTCTTACCAACATGGTGGACATCGTCAATTCTATTACTTCTTAATGAGAGAGGGAGGCAGTTACCCGCCTCCCTCTCTTTATTTAATGCCCTGCGAATAGCATTCGATGGTCAATCGAATAGTGACGGCTCTTCCTCCTTCACGTAGTTGCACACCATCCATTCCTCTTGCTTGCGCCTGGAGGTCTTAGAGGCGGAGATTGTGCGCTCGATACGATGGATGTGCCACCCGTGCTCCTTCGCATATCGCTCGATATTTTCATCGGGGAACATCGTTAGCATGAACTTACCCTTGACCTCTGCAAGGAGGTCAAGGAGAGCCAACAGGTGGCTCTCGCCGAAGACGCCCTCATAGTGGCCACAGTCACTCCCCACGTAGGGCGGGTCTACGAAGTGGAAGGTATCGGGCGTATCATAGCATCGGATGACCTCAAGGGCATCCCGATTTTCTATGGTGACGTTATCCATCCTCTTAGCTAGATGCTCCCCGAACTCCTCCTTGGCGTTGCGCAGCTTTTTGGGCATAGTACCCCCAAAGTCATACCCGAAGGTACCGTCCAGCATGGAGGCAAAGCTCATCTTAGAGAGCGCCCAAACCGCCCAAGCCTTATCTACACGGTCGAAGAATTGAGGGAACTCAAGGATGTGCGCTGCGTGTGCGTGGACATCACGTGAATGCACTGTGACGTCTACACGAGCCTTGAGGAGGCCGTAGTCCGCCTTGAGCACCTCGTAGAAGTTGGTCATTTGCTGGTTGAGGTCGTTGATGACCTCACCCTCGGAGGGAGGCTTGGCAAAGAATACTGCTGCACCTCCACAGAAGGCTTCAGTGTAGAGCGTGTGCTGTGGAATGATCGGCAGAATGTGCTTAAGCATCGTCTGCTTACCTCCGTAGTAGGTGATAGGAGTTTTCACAAGCTGATAAATCGTTGTATTTTTGTATCATCTCACATCGGATATAAAATACGCACCTAGGCGTGGAAGAAGGCATAAGCCCCCATCCACACGCCTAGGTGCGCTATTATTACGATGTGAGAGTCTAATATAGAGTGGGTGGGGGCTTCATTTACCCCCCCCCATCCACAGAGCTCTATCCATGATAATTGAACTGCTTACGTCCGAAGACTCGCACCGCCTTGTAGTAGGCGTATGCCAGTAGGACGAACCACGTCTGTGATCCAGCCTTTCTCCCCTTGAAGTATTCAAGGGAATGTGCTACCATGTCTTGGAAGAGGGAGAAGTCTGCCTTTTGGCGATCCTTCTCCGTTCCGCCCATGTTGTAGAGCTCATCGTGCAGGGCGCACTCTTTCTTGAAGAACTCATGATGCGGAGGTCGTAGCCACTTGAGCCACCCCGAGCATGCACCGCAACCGTTCACTTTGTTGTCTGTCATATCTTATCGTTTTTAAGAGAATACCTCACTGAATGCGGAGGTAAAGATGCGGGTGTGCACACCTGCCTTGTGCGCCGTAGCGGTGGCAGGCTCCAGGCGATGCGCCTGAGCGTATCGCTCAAGCGCCCTATCGTAGGTATTTGCAGGCACAGGGAGTAGAGTGCCCGACTTCGGCAGGTCGGTCATCGATACGCCCGCAGAGCGAGCCATATCGATACCTGACTGCCAGGAGCCTTTAGTGGCTACGGCCACATCCCAGAGCGTCTGCCCTGAAAGCACCTTTACTTCCATTTCCCGCGCATTTTGAGTATGAATAGTAGTACAGCGATGACGACCGCTGCGCAACCGAGTAGCCTAAGCGTGTAGCTAATCTCGGTGATGCCAGAAGTCTTCTTCACCTGCCTGTCTACATAGATGCTATCTACTTTTTGAATATATACGGTGTCTCGCAGCGTGCGATCTCGGATGCGGGTGTGCCACCGCTCTTGATAGACGGTGTCGCCCTTGGAGTGAATGTACACGCTGTCGTGTAGATAGATGCTGTCTCGGTGCTCTCGGAAGCGATCGACATACTCCGTGCGCACCTCTCCCTCCTTGACGATAGTCTTTGCCGTACCACAGGAGGAGAGGGCAAAGACAAAGGCAAAGAAGGCAACCAAGGCAAGCACGGCGAGCACTCTATAGATGGTTATACGTCTCATAGGTCTGCATATTCAGGGATCACGTCGAAGCAGGGGCACTCCTTGATGCGCTCCCACGGGTCGACAACACCGTTGTGGTTGGTGTCGGGAGAGAAGTCCCGATGCCCTTGGATCTTAGCATGAGGGTAACGGGTGTGTAGCTCGGAGAGGAGCTTGCGCATCGACACCTTCTGGGCATCTGTTCGGTTATCAATGCCCTTGCCCTTGGCATCGATGCCTCCTACGTAGGCCACGTTGATAGTCTCCTTATTGAAGCCCTTCACCCCGTTACTGATGAGCCCCTCGGGCTGCATGAGGTGAACCTCCCCATCGGCGGTGATCACATAGTGATAGCCTGGGCGGAGGAAGCCTCGTTGCTCAAAGACCTTCTGGAGCTCTTTCACTCCCCAGCTTTGGGGTGATGCCGTGCAGTGTACGGCGATGTAGCTAATTGTCCTCATCTTCTTCTTGTTCTTGTTTGGGTGGCTTAGGTTGGTGGATGTATCTGTCTAATCGATGCTTGTAGTCTATGCCGAAGAGCGCACCAGCGAAGGTGCTCATCTCTCCGAAGGCTAGCAGCACCGAGTTGTGGATCTCGCCCCTCGGGACGATGAGAAAGGCCGTCCAAATGAGCACGATCCCTGCGATCGTTAGGATGGAGGCCATCCATAGCTGGAGAGTAATACGCTTACGCATAGCTGTAGTCTTGGTTAATAGCGGGCGTCGATGTGGATGCCCGTAGTTGTTATCTTAATAGAAGTTACTGTCTGCCCGTCCATCTCGAGTTGCTCCCGAATGCGCGCACGCCAGAATAAAGGGCGATGATCGAGGAGCATGTCGGAGATGCCACACCCGACGGCAGGCGCCTCCTTCAGCTCTCCCTGGTGGAGGGTGAGGATCAGGGCTTGGTTTTGCGGGAGCGTCTCACCGAGGGCGAGCCCCTCGATGATGTGCCCCTCCTCGTCGCGCACAAGGCGGATGTGAGGTTCGTAGTCGGCGGTGAGCGTGATGCCTATCATATCAATGCTTCACTTTAGTGTCTTCGTAGTCCTCTCTCCTCGTTAGGGTGATCGGCTTACCTGCCCAGGAGGCAACGGCTGCCTTCAGCGATGCTGCACCATCATTAGGCATGGGAGTCCAGCTTGAGAGCAGCTGCTTGATGTCGTTGATCTCCCTCTCGAGGGTGTTGAGCTTGCTTGTGAGCTCCTTGACCTTGACGATCCCTCCGAGCGAGCCTCCATTGATGATCACCTCCTCGGCTCTATCCATGGAGAGCACCACGAGGTGGTCGAGATCACCCGTGAGGGAGCCGACAATGACGACTGAGCCGACAGCGGGGCGCAGGAGTATTTGCGCTCCATCCACCTCGGTGGATGCCCGTAGGCGCACGTCAGGTACGCTCAGTCCATCGATGTCAACTGTGCAGGTGATGTCGGCGACCTCCGCCACAACTCCCTGATAGAGGATGGTGGGCTTACCTCCACCAGCGTGGGCGAGACGCTCCAGAAGCTCTCTATACTGATCCATTGCTCTAGCTTAGTCTAAAGCCCAGCTGCACCTTACGCTTGCCCCCCTCTTCAGAGAACTCCGTTGTGACTGAGCGCACGAAATAATTACCCTCTTTGTGGGGGTAGTCGGGGTCGTGGAGCTCGACGGAGTCACCCGCCTGACACTCGGGGATGAGCCACGTGTCGATGCTTCCGTCGTAACCATCGAAGGTGCGTCGGCGGAGCTCAGTCTCGGCACGCAGGCGCATGCTTACCTCGTCGGAGGAAGGGCACTTAATGGTGATCTTGTCTCCCCCAGGAGTACCTACCTCAAACTCCCGCACCTTGCCGTCGGGAAGAAGCGCACGCACGGTGATGAGGTACTTCTTATCTTCCGCCTTACGGTAGGTGAGATCGGCCGCCTCAATGTTGTAGCGGAAGTCGTAGAGGCGCTCCTTGCCTATATGTTCCCCCGGAGCGTGCAGATGCAGCACGCCATCCTTGAGGTAGATGTCCGCACCGCATTCCTCCTGCACCTTTTTGAGCACGTCGAACGCTGTAGCCGATTTGATGACAAACTTGCTATACGTCCAGGAATAGGTGCAGGAGACCTTAACACTCAGCCCAATCTCCCTGATGATACGCGAGAGCAAGCTCGAGAGAGTCACCTTGGAGAGTACCGCATCCTTCAGGGGCTTGCGGAAGAGGAAGAGGTCATCCTCGCAGGTGAGGGTGAGGTCGCCGTTATCCGTGTCGATGCGCTGCAGATAGCCCCGGAACTCGGTGACAAGCCCCGTCTCCTCGTAGCCCAGGCGGATCGTCACCTCATCTCCTCGGTGGATCGCCTCCTCGACGTCGAGCGCCTTGTTGTACTCGGCAGCGGGGAGCGTGATCTTGGCCGTATCGGCGAGTAGCTCTACCGAGGAGTGTATCTCCACTTTGTCGAGCATGCCGAGCTGATAGCCACCCACCTGAATGTCATAAGCCATTGTGTACATAGCGCGCTACTTTGTTAGATCCCGACGAGTAAGGAGGAGCTTGTACATATCGTCACTGACGGCCTGGGCGCTGAACGCCTGGTTTGCCTCCCCCGGGGTGTGCGGGAACTCCCATGACTCAAATACGATGCGGGTGATGCCAAAGAGCTCCAAGAGGGGGCAGTAGGCTGACACCTTAGCTGCCTCGAAGTAGCCCCTCAGGCGCTGTACGTCATCCTTGGGATAGCGCCCATCAGCGCCGATGAGTACCCCGTCGATCTGGATGATGTAGTCATCGAGTGACCAGCGTTCCTTGATGCTACCGCGGATCTTGCCCTTGGCCACTTGGCGCTTGACGAGCACATGTTGTCCTGTCAGCGTGATCTGTGCCTCGTGGGGGAGTAGCCACGGCTCTCCCCCCTCCAGGGCGAGGGAGAGAGGAAACACCATAGGAAGCCCCAGCACGTTATTCTGCACCTCCTCCAGCTCATCTGCCGTGAGGGCAGGGGCTACCTCGGGGGAAGCCCCCTCAGCGCCCTGCACCCGCGGGTGATCGAAGAGGAAGGGCGGAGGGAAGGGGAGGCGACGTATCAGCTCGTCCAGTTCAAAAGTGGTCATCGGTCAGTGCTTGTTGCGATAGCCAGTGCGCGGTTCACGGAAGAGAGGACAACACGCTCTAGCTCTGACGTGTCGGTTTTGTCCATCATCGAGACGTTGATGCGCTCCACGAGCTTACCTATGTTCATTGTGATCTGGGTATTGCGAGTGCCACCTGTGGCGATGGCATCGCCCGTCTTGCCTCGCCCGTTACCCTTACCTTTGCCGCCCTTCGATCTAGGTGATCCAAATATGACAGAGCCTCCTCCCCCTTGACCCGTGTCAATTCCTAGCAGCTTGGGGAGGCTAAGCCCATTGGCCAACTCGCTCAGATCATCACTTAACGTCGCCTGCTTTGCCTGCTCAATGACGAGGTTAGCGTTATACGTCTCTGACCAGCCCTTAAAGCCAGCCCACGCCTCAGCATCCTTGCGCCTCGTGTCGGTGAGGGTGAAGCCGTCAGCCGCCCTGCCAACTGCTTCAGCAGCTCCCGAGAAGTCACCCGAGAAGAGGAGCTTTATGGCGCGCCCCACGTTACCAATGGCGTCGAGGAGCTCATTGACAGCGTTGACGACATAGTCGCGGATGATAGTGCCGAACTGCTTCATGACATCCCACATTGTGATGAGGAAGGCGCGGAACTCCGCGAACTTCACCCAGCAATAGATGACGGCGGCCACGAGCGCTCCGATGAGGATGATAACAACACCGATAGGGTTAGCGGCCATAGCCGTATTAAGCAGCCATTGTGCTGCCGTAAGCGGTGTCATCGTGCCGGTCAGAATGCCACATGCGGCTGCATATAAGAGGGAGGCTACCTTAACGCCAATGAGTACCACTCGCAGGAGGCGATAGACGACAAGCGAGCCTATGGCGAGGATCCTGTTGGCCTTGACGGCTATGTTTACAATCAGGATTGCCCCTGCCATCAAGAGGATCTCATCGCGCCACTTTGTGACGAACTTAATCACCCCGGCGACGAAGCTGATGAACTGACCGATGTAGTTGAAGATAGTAGGCAGATGCTCCCGAATTCCTTGAAATAGCTCCATGATCATCGGGCGGATCTCGTCGTAGAGCTTGGTCGCCTCATTGATGATTTCGCCGACCATCTTATTCCACTGACCACCAGCCGTCTCAGAGAGGTTGTCCATCATCCCGTGAAAGCGCCCCCCCTCGCTTGTGGCGTGGGCGATTGCCTGCGCTACGTTTTGCGCGGTGATCATCCCCTTCTCGCTCATCTCCTGGAGCTCCTGGTAGCTCTTGCCCGTCATCTTCACAAGCTCCTGCAGCGGGTTGAAGCCCGCCTCGGTGAGCTGGATGACCTCTTGCCCCATAAGCCTACCCTTAGAGCTGACCTGCCCGAAGGCGAGGGCAAGCGAGCGCAAGCGCTCGGCATTCCCCCCTGAGATATCGCCCAACTGCTTAAGCAGCGGAACGACCTGCTCAGTGGCAATACCGTAGTTCATCAGGAGCTTGGCATTATCCGTCACCTGCTGCCGGGAGAAGGTGCTACGGGTGGCGTAGTCATAGAGCTCCTCCAGCTTTTTATTTGCCAGATCTATATCACCGACAAGCGTGCGGAAGGACACCGCCGTAGACTCTGCCTCCATGCCCACCTTGGCAATGCCTGTCACCGCCCCTGCCGTCAGAGCATAAGGGTTGGTGAGTAGGGCAAAGCCAGGGATGGAGCTGAGCGAGTTACGCAAGCTGGAGAAGCTGAACGCCTGAGCCACACTGCGACTTACCTGCTTGGCTCGCCGCTCGACCTCGTCGAGGTCGTGGCGCGCCCTGAGGAGCATCGTCTGTAGCCCTCGCTGCTTTCCGCTGAGGACAATAAGAAACTCTACGGCGTTATGCATTGCTGTTGCTTTCTAGTTTGCGGATCTCATTGAGGCAGGCAATGGATGCTGCCCATTGGTTATCGGGGAGGGTGTCGGGGTTGAGATGCAGGTAGTACCTGAGGTAGGTGTCGTAGAAGATGAATGACTCCCACGTGGTTTTGCGCTCCTCAAGGTCGCTCTCCAGGACACCCGCACCCCTTAGAGCTTTTTTACCTCTGCCTCCTTGAGTTTAAGCACGGTGTCTAGCTTGCTCGAGATGGCGAGGAAGTACTCATCGCGCTCTTGCATGTCCTCGTCACCGCCGAGCCACAGCTGCTTGAGCAAAGTCTCGGTGAACTGCATCGGGTCGGTGATCCCTGATACGAAGCTCAGCTCTTGGCGGGTAGGCTTGCGCAGCACGCAGCTCTTATCCTCCACCGTGATGAGGTAGATATCGCCATGTTGCTTTTTCCAAGCGTCAATCTGCTCTTTCTTGAATTCCATTTGAATGCTATTGAATGGTTGTTTGAATGCTGTTAGATGCTCTCCTTGCGCAGGAAGAGGAAGGGGATGGCGAACTCGGTGAACTTGTCACCTTGTTTCCACTTGTCCTCCTCCTTGGAGAAGGTGCAGCCAATGAGGGTATCGGTATGTACGACATCGCCCTGGGAGGGGTCACCGTAGCACACGACGATGGTCGTCGAAGCGCCGAGGATGCTTCCCCCGCAAGCCTTCTGTAGGAGGTGAAACTCGCTACCCGTTAGGGTGATTGTTCCGGAGTACTTGATGTTACCGCGCTGCACGGCCATGGGCTGACTGCCAGCTCCGTAGAGAGCCTCCTGCTCCTGCTCGGCGGTGTACTCGATGCCACGAATACCCGTGACACGACGACCGCCAAGGAGCAGCGTGATGCTCATCCACTCGTACTCTCTTCCGTTGTAGATGTTCATAGGGGTAGAATTACTTAGATGATACAGCGGTGAAGCCCAGCTCTACATCGATGTAGCGAGCGTATCCGAAGGGACGCACCGAGAGCTTCGCCTTCACCATTGAGGTGGCGAGGACATTACCAGGTACTATCTCGAAGCGACAGCCACTACCCGAGGTCTCATCGGAGGAGAGCTCACCCTTAGCGGTCATCGCCCGGTCGATCGCGCCTGTGATCTCCTGCTCCCAGCTACGTACCACCGCAGGATGAAGCGTGCCATCGCTCTGTAGTTCGAGCTCGTCGAGCAGGAAGCCCAGCAGAGCATCGTAGGCGATGCGGTAGGCCTTGTCGATGGTGCGACGGGCGGTGATGTGTGCGTAGTCATCTGCCTGGCTTGTCGCTAGGCGATCATCGCAGAAGTAGAAGCCCACACGACCGACATACTGCCGGGGGCAGATGTAGCCCTTGCTGTAGAGGTCGGCAACCGCGCCCGTCTGGGTCTCGAGAGGTTGTCCGGAGAGGTAGAGAGCGTCGGCCGCGATCTTGCCATCACTCACCCTACCCACATTGCGCTGGATGGCACTCTTGGCGATGCGCCCTGTGAGCAAGCCGATCGCTGCACCCTTGCCTTCCGCACGGGTATCCCCAACGAACACCCCCACACGGTTACACCCGAGCTCGGTGAGGTCTTTCAGCCCTTGACGCTTGAAGCCTCGACCTTCAAGGATGACGAAGAGGGGGGCGTAGAGCACGTCGGTGGCGTACACCGCGGTCTCCTGTGCCTTGGGGATAGCCGAGAGGATATCAGCAACGATACCCTCGGTGGCATCTGGCTCATCCTGCGCGTCCAGGGCGATGGCCACAGCACGCAAGCGCCCCTTGCATAGGGTGATGAGCTTACGAAGCTCACCTGCCTCATCCTCGCTGGCTCCCTTCGTCACAAGCTCGACCATCGTCTTGCCCTTATCGACGCCATAGATGATCAGCTCAGAGCCTTCACCCGCCTCGGCATAGTGCTCACGCACATGCTTCAGCAGTGTGGCGTTGTTATCCTCGGCCACCTTGAGCGCCTTGAGGTCGGCCACCGAACGGATGGAGTAGGGCTTCCCCAACTCGTAGGTATTCCCCACCGCTGCCGAGGCAACCATGAGGGCGACAAGCCCGTCGGGGGAGTCGCCCACCTTGCCGAGGTTGCCCTCGGCAAAGGTGATTTTAACTCTAGGTAGTTGTGCCATGATCGTACGGCTTAGACGTTACCCTCGGCGACAAGGAAGATACCCTTCTTGTCGTAGCGTCGGTGGCTACCGCCGACACGCATCAGGAAGGAGTAGATGTCAGAGTAGTAGGTGGGGTCATCGAGCGAGCTGAACATCTTCGCTTCCCCGAAGGCGTGGGAGACACAGCCCGACTGCCAAGCGAAGCCGGCAGCCACCTCGGTAGCTTCACCACCAGTAGGTTCGGCAATGATCTCGCCATTGGCCTTGAGGCGAAGCACCTCACTGCGGGAGAAGATGTCGATGCCATACAGCTGCCCGACCGTGCCCTTGGTCACGTTCGCCGAGGCGAGGAACGCCAAGCGCCCAGCCTCGGTGAGGCTATCCAGGAGGTCACCGTACATGTCTGTGTCCAGAATGAGGTAACGCCCTGTCTTGGGCAGGTTCTGCTTGTCCATACGCAGAGATACCTGATGCACGATGTTCGCTGTCATCTTCTTACGCTTACCCGTACCTTGCTCGGTGTGGGCATCACGCTCACCGCCGTCGGTGAGGATAGGATGGGCAGCATCTGCACCCTTTGCCCAGCTACGCAGGATGAGCTCGGAGGCCACTCTCTGGAGCTCTTCCTTGTCGTTCTTCAGGATAGAAGAGCGCTTGTCGTAGGAGAGCTCTACGCTGTCTGCGTTGGAGATACGGATAGGATCGGTGGTGAGCTCATCGATGTTGTAGGTGAGCTCGTTGTCGGTGCGCTCCTGAATTTGCGCAGGGAGAGAGGTTCGGTTGACCTTCACGCCCGAGGGCTTCCCCGCATTAGGGATGTGCACAGTCTTGTTCTCGACGTACTGCGAGTCGTTCTCCGACTTGGCGACAAAAGAGTCGTCAGGGAAGAAGTTCTCCTGCAGCGTTTTCAGCCAAACTTGCGTCTGTAATGCCATAATTTTCTCTAGTTAAGTTGGTTAATAGGTTGGAGTGGTTGGGGAGGGGAGGCTACTCCTGGTAGGGCGCGCCGAATTCCGCTTGGAACAGCGCCTTGAAGCCCTCAAAGTCTGCCTCCTTATAGGCGGCGAGCAGACCTGAACGGTCGAGCTCATCCCAGCTCTTACCCTCGAATTTGCCCTTGGGCGCAGGAGCCTCACCTCCCAGGTGATCCTCCACACGGGGGAGCTTGTTCTTGGGCTTCTGCTCGGGGAGACTCGCCAGTAGCGCCTTCGTGCTTTCGGGTGAAGAGGCTAGCAGTGCCTCGTAGTGCGTACGTTGCTCGGCGGTGATCTTACCCGATGCCACGGCGGCATCGAGGATCGCCTTGTGCTGCTCTGCCTCGATGGAGGCGAGCTTTGCCTTCAGCTCTCTGTTCTCTTCTTCGGAGCTCTTAAGCTGATTGGAGAGGCGAGCAACCTCTCGTACCACCTCACCCTCGCCCATGGAGGCGGTGATGGAGGGGCAAGCCTTTCGAATTTCATCTAATAGTGCCATGTCGTCATTAGTTATTGCCTGGTTATCCAGGCGGTTCTGAAAATATTTTTGGATCTCTTCTTGCGTGGACTTTTCATTGAGGGGCGGAGTGTCATCCTCATCCATTGCGTAGATGCCATCGATGAGCCCCATCGTGAGACACTCCTGGGCGGTAAGCCAGTGATCCTCACCATCGAAATAGGTAGCCTCTATCTCCTCGGGGGTCTTCCCGAGGCGTCCGGCGATCATCTTAGCCAGCGTGCCTTGAAGCTGTTCCATCTCCTCGGCCACCCGGCGGAGCTCCTTACTATTGCCCCAGCTTCCGCCGCTCACGTTATGCAGCATCAAGCGCGCATAGGGTGACATATAAAGGGGCTTGCCACAGAGGGCGATGATGGCAGCCATCGAGGCAGCAATGCCGTCGATGTATATTGTGAGGTCGGCAGTGCTATTGCGCAGTGCCTCGTAGATGGCAAGGCCACAATAGACCTCCCCACCTCCGCTATTGATGCGGATGTCGATCTTCTTATACGTGCTTGTGAGCTCCAGGAGGCGGGTCACCACCTCCCGGGCGGAGACCTCTGACCAGTCGCCTACCTCACCATAGAGGAGCAGCGTAGCCTCACCCCCAGCCGAGGGGATCACGTTGAAAAATTGGTTGAGCTTGGACATATCTTTTGCGTCTTGTTTGCGAGCAAAATTAGACGCGGAAACACCCACCCTGCAAATTGAATTTTAGCTACATAACTAACTGATAGTGTGATACTACCAGCGGTTAATAATCACTAAAATTCAATTTGCAGGGTGGGTGTTTTCGGGGCGAAATTTGCCGTGACAAATCACCCCACACGGTAGGTATAATGGCAAAGCAGATAGACTCGACCAAAACGGCCAAGCGCGAGATGGCGCAGCGCCTCTATGTAGATAGCAATTACACCCAGGAGGAGGTGGCATCTATTATAGGTGTCACCCGACAGACCATTGTACGCTGGGCAAAGACCTATCACTGGCAAGAGCTCCGCGCTGCCACCTCTGTATCACCCGCCGAGCAGATCCGTCAGCTTCGTCAGCAGATAGCCAATATCAACGAGGCGATACTTGCTCGCCCGATTGCCGAGCGATGGGCAACACCCGCCGAGGCGGACTCGCTCAACAAGCTCGCCACGGCCATCGCCAAGCTCGAGAAAGATGTCGGTATTGAGGATCTCGTCTCGGTGGCTATGGCCATGACGAGCTGGATGCGCAACTCTGACCCCGAGCGGGCGAAGGAGCTGAGCAACCTATTTAATGCGTACATACAAGACGTCACGGGAGGGGCGAAGCGATGAAGCTCGAGGAAAAAAGAGCCTTAGTGCAGTGGGCGGAGTATCACCGCTCCATGCTGAACGACGTCTTCACGGATACCTCCCTCTCTCAGGCGCAGATCGATAAGCTCCGTCGTGACCTAGAGGCAGACCCCGTGCGCTGGATACAGCACTGCTTTCCCAAGTACGCTAAGTATCCCTTTGCCAAGTTCCACATCAACGCCATCATGCGCCTGATCGAGCACGATGAGTGGTACGAGGTACTCTCCTGGTCGCGTGAGCTGGCTAAGAGTACGCTAGTGATGTTTGTTCTGCTCTTCCTGGTACTCACTGGGCGCAAGCGCTTCGTCGTCTGTGCCTCCGCCACGGAGGATGCCGCTACAAGACTACTCACCCCCTTCAAGATTAACCTCGAGAGCAACAGCAGAATACGCCAGCTCTACGGCGAGCAGCAGACGCTGGGGGCATGGACAGCAGGCGAGTTCACCGCTCGCTGTGGGGCGAAGTTCCTCGCCATCGGAGCAGGTTCCGCCCCCCGTGGTCTACGCAACGAATACGTCCGCCCCGACGTCATCTACACCGATGACTTCGACGAAGACGCCGATTGCAAGAACCCCGAGGTGCTGAAGAAGAAGTGGGAGTGGTGGGAGCAGGCACTCTATGGCACGCGCTCAATCTCTGAGCCACTTCTAGTCATATGGTGCGGTAACATCATCGCCAAAGATTGCTGTATCACCCGTGCAGGCAAGTTCGCCAACAGCTGGGATGTTGTGAACATCCGTGATAGAAACGGGAAAAGCACCTGGCCAGAAAAGAATAGCGAAGAGTATATAGACAGAGCGATCTCGAAGATCAGCAAGCGTGCCTCCCAGGCGGAGTACTTCAACAACCCCATCGAGGAGGGGGAGTTCTTCAAACTCCTCCCTTGGGGCAAGGTGCCTCCGCTGCGCAAATTCCAGTTTCTCGTCACGTATGGCGACCCGGCGTACAGTGATAGCCGAAGCAAGAAGAGCTCCACAAAGTCCCTGTGGCTTCTCGGCAAGTACAAGGAGCGCTACTACATCATCAAGGGCTTTCTCGCACACGAGACCAACGCCACCTTCATCGACTGGTACTTCCAGCTCGAGCAGTATGTCGGGGGAGCATGCCCTGTGTATCACTACATCGAAAACAACAAACTACAAGACCCCTTCTTCCAGCAGGTGTTTCGCCCGCTACTGGCAGAGGCGAACAAGCGCAAGAAGATGAGCTTGCATATCCGCGCCGACGAAAAGAAGAAGACCGACAAGGCGGCGCGCATCGAGTCGCGCCTGGAGCCCATCGACAGAGAGGCACGTTGGATATTCAACGAGGAGGAGAAGGACAACCCAATGATGCTGGAGCTGCGAGAACAGTTCGCCCTCTTCGACCTCAAGCTCTCCTACCCCGCCGACGGACCAGACTCGATCGAGGGAGGTATACGCGCCCTGGATGACAAGCTGCGTGAATTCGAACCAACCATCACCATCCCCGTCGACGACTTCCGGATGGACAACAAGTACAGATTATAGACAAATGGAAAACTTCATCGCCCTCTCCGACTACGACGCCTCTATCCACAAGGAGATCCTCGGCGCCTTGGTGCGCAGGGAGACACAACCAGGAGTACCGAACCCCGCCTATGACCCCGAGGTCGTCGAGGTGTGCGAGGATCGAGCAGTTGCCGAGATGGTGGGCTACCTGAACAAGACCTACAACGTCGAGGCGATCTTCAGCGCCCGAGGCAGTGACCGCCATGCCCTCATCCTCATGTACGCGGTAGACATCGCCCTCTACCACCTCTTTTCCCTACACAACCCGTACAAGATATCGGACATTCGTAAGGATCGCTATGACCGAGCCAAAGAGTGGCTCAAGATGGTGGCCAACGGAGACATCACTATCGGCGGAGCTCCACGGCTACCGAAGGAGAACGCTCGAGAGAATGCCCGCTTCATTATGGATAGCGACAAGCCTCGCCCAACACAACTCTAGCCTATGGCACGCTCAGTAGACGACATTAAGAAGGAGATGACGGACGCCTTCATGGCTGATCCTGTTATCCGCGAGAAGTACCAGCTGAAGGAGGGCGATACCTTCCGTTCGGCGTTTTCACTGGTCAGCCTGGAGAACATCCTGTTCTTCATCGTAGCAGCAGCGCACCATGTTGTAGAGCGCCTCTTCGAGGGCTTCCGCTCCGACGTGGAGAAGAGCCTTGAGCGGGCAATCGTGGCCACTGTGCCCTGGTACTACCACAAGGCTCTGGAATACCAGCATGGCGATAAGCTCGTGCTCGATGAGGCAACCATGCAATACCGCTACCCCAAGGTAGACGAGAGCCGTCGGGTGGTGAAGTACGCCGCCGTGCGTGACCGAGGTGGCAGTATACAGATACTCGTCTCGGGCGAGAAGGACGGGCGTCCCGAACCTCTATCGAAAGAGGTTCTTAAAGCCTTCGAAGCCTATGTAAGGCAGATAAAGCCTGCAGGTGTCGTTGTGGGCGTGCGCACGGCGCCTTCTGACCACGTGCTCATTGCTGCAACCATCAACATCGACCCGATGATCCTCTCCCCCGAGGGAGTGAACTACCGGGATGGCAGGCGCCCCGTCGAGGAGGCAATCAACGCCTACCTCTCAGGCATCACGTTTGGCGGGACATTCAACAAGACCAAGCTAGTAGACGCCATCCAAGCCGTAGAAGGCGTCAAGGACATCACCCTCGGTGTCTGTCAAGCACGAGCGCACTCGGGGAGCTTCAAGCCCGTCGAGGGCAATAATTACACAGCGTTCAGTGGCTCTATCGTCGCTGACGAGCTAACCTCTTCCCTTCGCTATGTGGTATAAGTTCGACGTCCATCAGTTTGCCGAGCAGATGCTCCCTCCTCAGCTTCGCTCCAAGGTGCTCCTCAGCATCCTTCGCGCTTTGCTCCGCCCATTGGCTCACCTCATCAGGCTCTTTCACGCCTTCCGTGAGGAGGTGCTCCGCCGCCTCTCCTATACGGGACAGACGCAGTCCCTCGAGGGGGCGCTCTCTCGTAAGTACAATCTCCCTGCAGGGGTGATTTACATCACCGACACGCCGAGCAACCAGCGCTACCTCTACCTTGCTACGGAGGGCAATACCCCTCTTTATCTACGCAAGGCATCCGAGCCCCACACCGCCCTCTTCATCAGCTACCAGCACGAAGGCAAGCATGACGTAGACTTCATCGTCCACGTGCCGAGCTTCCTGCGTGCAGAGGAGGCGGAGATACGCCGCATCATTGACTTCTACAAGCCCGCAGGCAAAACATATAAAATCACGTATTACAACTATGAATAAGCTACAATTCCACGAAGGGGGGCAACCACTGCACCTTGACGATTTGGCATTCCTTCAGGATGCCACCACCTCACCTCTTGCTGCACTCATCTCCTCCTGGGGGGACTTCATCATCTCTGGGTGCAAGATCACATACGACAAGAGCACCTCGAAGCATCACTGGGAGGCGGGCTACATCGCCTACCGAGGGCAGGTCTATCGTGTCAGTGCAGGCACCTTCGACCAGATCGACCAAGCCAATACGTTTTACTGGATCTTCAAGAGATCCGATGCAGCCTCCAAGACCTATGAAGATGGCTCGGAGCACCACACGCAAGTTGTCTGTACTGCCGAGCTCGTCTCCACACGGCAAGCACCCGAGTCAGGTGACTATATCGCCGATATCAACCTCCCCCGCCTCGGCATCGACTTCGCCCGCTCTCCTCGCCTCAGCTTCAGCTATTTCGGCGTGGGCAACCTCGTCGAATTCAAGGAGCTCACGCGACATAGCGGTATCCTGACCCTTCGCTTCGAGAAGACAGACAGCCTACCCACAACGGGCTACTTCGGAGTGTTTCGCCTCTCGGGCGTGAACAACATGTCGGGCAGGTACACATTCATTGGAGCAGACCTCCCCCCTACGAACATCGACGTGATTAACGGAAAGGTCATTTGCCGCCAAACACTCGGATCGGGTATGAGCCGCTCGCATGTAGAGTTATCCCACACCACCTATGTATCGATACTGATCTCGTGGGACTTCGACGAGAACAACGGCGATGGTTCAGGCATCAACGACGGCTCTTCAGGAGGCGGTTCAGGCTCAGAGACCCCCCTTCCCCCACGTAGCCACGATAAGGATGGCGGAGGTAACTACGGCACGCCTAAAAATCCCCCCAGACGCAGATAACGACACGCAAACTCATGGCAACATTACAAGAGATTAGAAGGCGAGCAGAAGCCCTCGCCCGCAAGTATGAGGCGGGCTCGATCACCCCTGGGGAGGTCGGGCAGCTATTCATAGATCTGACGGACTACACGCAGGTGCTTGAGCGCGACGGCTCAGCCCTGGGCATACGTAAGGTCTATACCTCTGTAGCAGCAATGAGGGCAGACAAAGACCCTCAGGGGGACAACGGGAAGCCCCTACACAGAGGTAATCTCGTAGCTATCTATGACAAAGCCCACCCTGATGCCCAGGAGAACGGACTCATCTACGTATATACGGGTGCCGATTGGACGGAGATAGCCCACCTGAAGGTACAGCTGGGTAACGCCTATACCGACGAGGACAAGGGCAAGGTGGCGCTCATCAAAACCGACGCAGGCACAGACCACTTCCTCGCAGGCGATGGTACGTATAAGCCGATACGTGTGCCTCAAGCCCCCGTGCAGAGTATCTCCGTTGGTGGCACGAACATCCCACCCGATGCGCATGGCAATGTCGACCTCACCATCCCCAAAGCTCCCGTACAGGGGGTATCGGTCAACGGCAAGCCCATCACCCCCTCCCCTGAGGGCATCGTGGACATCGAGACCAAGAGCGGCACGGTGCAGAGCGTGACGCTCAACGGGCGCAAGTCTACACCCGACGAGTCGGGCAATGTCTCCCTCACGATAGATGAGGTGGCCGTTGACGAGACACTCAATGCCGACAGCACGAACGCCGTCTCCAACGCTGCCGTAACGGCGAAGCTCAACGAGGTAGAGCGTGCGACGATTGCGGGGATGGATGCCCAGCTCTCGGAGGACGAGCGGACAGTAACACTCAAGCTCACCAACAGGCAGGGTGGTGAGGTTGCCTCGGTAGACCTCCCCGCAGGGGGCAAGGGGGGCGGAGGTGAACAGCAGACAACGCGCATCATCCTCTCCGCCTCGGTATCGCAGTCCGCTGTGAAGGCAGGCGACTCCTCTCAACTCACCTACACCTACCGCCATGTGTCGGCAGATAACGCCGAGACCCCCACGGGTGTGCAGGCAACCATACGCCTCGTCATCCGCCGAGGGGCGACGCAGCTACTGGAGCAAACAATCCCCGACGTGTCTGCAGGTACGTACACGCTTGACCTCACGCCCTACCTCACTACGGCTGGGACGGTGGACGTGCAGATCCTCGCCACGGCAGTCAATGCCGAGGGCAAGACACAGAAGCGCACCATCGCTACCTCGGTGGCCGTGTACGCCCTCTCCCTCGCCTCGAGCTACTCCCTCTCCTCGGGGCTCCCCGGCTACGCCACCTCGGACATCCTAGCTATCCCCTACGCCGTCACGGGGGTGGGCAACAAGACCATCACCCTCTACATCGACGGGGTGAGCCATAGCGTTCAGAGCGTCACTCGAGCAGGCACCACCAACGGCACCTTCCAAGTACCTCTTCAGGGAGCCACCGAGGGGCGCCACACGGCGCAGCTCATCGCCGAGCTCACCATCGGCTCCAAGGAGATAAAAAGTGAGAGCATCTACTTCGACTACTATGTAGGCAAGTCCGAAGACCTCCCTCGCATTGGCGTGATGCTGCGCAGGCGTGACGGACACATCCACACCGCCGAGGAGCACCTCTCGCCTCGTCTGGACGCTGAGCAGTTCGCCAGCTACGCCTTCAACTACGCCCTATTCGACCCTCAGCGGCAGCCGGCAGAGCTATCGCTCAAGGTAGGCGATGCCGAGCCGCTCTCCCTCTCCCTTGGGCGTGGGGTGGAGGAATACTCCTCCCGCAGTGCTGTGGCGGGTGACCTTCCAGTGCGCCTCTCCACCCGCCCAGGAGTGACGTATGACCTCACCATCGCCGTGCGTGAGGGGCATGTGAATGTCGGTGAGGTGACCGACGGGGTGACCCTCGCCCTCTCGGCTCTTGGCCGTAGTAACTCCGAGGCGAACCCTGCCCGCTGGATGAATAGCGGGATCTCCACCATCTTCCGCAACTTTGACTGGGCGGCAGGTGGTTGGGACGGCTCGTCATTGCGTCTAGTCAACGGCTCGGCCATCACCATACCAGCAACCTTCTTCGCCACTGACCCGATGGGGCTTGGGGGCACGATCGAGCTGGAGCTGCGCACCGACAGCGTGCTCTCGGCATCGGGTGCAGTAGTCAGCTGCGTCGATGACAAGGGCATTGGCTTTGTCGTTACCGGTAAGCAAGCCGAGCTACGCACCGCCTCAGGTGCTGTCGTAGTCACCAAGTTTGCCACGGGGGAGTTCTACCGCATCGCCTTCGTCATTCAGCCGAAGTCGGGGACTCGCCTTCTGGAGCTCTATATCAACGGTATCCGCTCGGGGGCGGTGAGCTACGGACAGGCAGATACGCTCCTGCAGGTCGCCTCTAAGCCAATTGATGTCACCAGCGAGCATGCCGATGTGCGCCTGCGCGCTGTACGCTTGTACAACCGCGCCCTCTCCGATGACGAGCTCCTGAGCAACTACACCGCCTCTCGCCCCGATGCCTCCGAGGTCGTGAAGCTCTACGAGCGCAACGACGTCCTCGGTGATGACGGAGCAATCTCCATGGACAAGCTCCGCCGTCAAGGCAAGAGCGTCCTGCGCATTGTGGGGAACGTCCCGCTTGTCAACGAGACCAATACCAAGAAGTTTGAGGTGTCGGTAGACATCTACTTCTACTCGGGCTTTGGCAAACAGTATGACTTCATCTGTAAGGGGGCAGGTCTGCGTATCCAGGGGACGTCCTCCACAACCTACCCCCGCAAGAACTACCGCATCTACCTCGACAGGAAGAAGAAGTACAACACCACGCTCATTGTAGGCGGGGTCGAACAGCAGGAGCTTAAGTACGCCTTCACTCCTGGTGCTGTGCCCGTATCGGTTTTCACTATTAAGGCGGACTTCGCAGAGTCGAGCTCAACGCATAACACGGGGCTCGCTAAGCTCATCGATGAGACCTTCCGTAGGGCAGGCATCCTCACCCCTCCGCAGAAGACTTCGCAGGGCGTTCGAATAGCCATCGATGGCTTCCCGATGGACGCATTCTTCGACCTCGACGGCTCGGGCAAGAACACCTACCTCGGCAAGTACAACTTCAATAACGACAAGAGCGGTAGCGAGGAGGTCTTCGGCTTCGTGAAAGATGACAAGTGTATGTGTCTGGAGTTTCTCAACAACTCCGAGTCCCTTGCTCTCTTCGCCACGGACAACATGGCGACCTTCAAGACCGCGCTCGAATTCCGCCATCCCGACGGAGTGGAATGGGATACCGCCAGCGAGGCGCAAAAGACCGCCGTGCGTCGCTTGTGGAAGTGGATCGTCAGCTGTAAGGGCAATGCTACGAAGTTTAAGCGTGAGGTGGCCGATTACTTCGACGTGGAGAGCCTGACGGGCTGGTACGTGCTCACTGAGTACTTCATGATGGTCGACCAGCGAGCCAAGAACATGATGCTGGCCACTTGGGATGGATTGCACTGGTACTTCCTCCCCTACGACAACGACACTGTCATCGGTGAGCGTAACGATGGTAAGCTCGTCTACGACTACACCATCGACGAGAACACCTTTGACAACACAATCGGCTCCTACGCCTACGCTGGGCATGACTCCCTACTCTGGCAGCTGGTGCGAGAAGCGCTGCCCGATAAGCTGCACGAGACGGCGCAGAAGATCCGTGCCACGATGAGCAAGGAGCGGGTGCTGGAGATACTCAACGATCAGTTTATGCGCAATTGGTCAGAGCGGGTGTACAATAGGGATGGTGAGTACAAGTACCTCAAGCCCTACATCGAAAGCGGTATCGACTACCTCTACTGTCTACAAGGCTCTCGCTATGCACACCGCACAGCAATGATTAATGACCGCTTCGCCCTGCTCGACGCACAGCACCTGGCAGGTACCTACCGTGCCGATGCCCTGCGCCTCTACTTCGCGCACCAGTTCTCGAATGACAGAAAGCGTATCAACATCACCGCCAGCGAGCGCTACTACTTTGGCTACGGCTATACGTCCAAGGCACCCCATGTCTCAGGGGTCAGGGCGGACGCAGCTGGCTCGAAGGTCTCCCTGGAGCTGGACATCGACCTCATCGTTAATGACCCGCAGAACATCTACGGGGCAAGCCGTATGGCCGAGCTCGACCTCTCCGACGTGAGTGCCTACATTGTTGGCACGGCGAACTTCGACAAGTGCTATCGCCTCTCCAAGCTCAACGTCTCCTGCGCCACGGGGCAGACCACCCTCACGGCGGTCACCGTAGGTGCGTGTCGTGTACTTGAGGAGCTGAGTGTGGCGGGGCTTCGCTCGCCCTCCTTCCGCTCGCTTGACCTCACGGGCAACCCCCGCCTGAAGAAGCTCGATGCGTCGAACACGGTGCTTACAGATATTGTACTAGCTAACGGCGCTCCCATCACAGAGCTTCGTGTGCCCGAGACGCTCACAACGCTGCGCCTACGCTACCTCCCCAAGCTCACCAAGGAGGGGCTGGTGGGCTTACACCCCGAGGCAATCACCCGCCTCTGGTACGAGGGATGCCCACAGATCGACTGGGAGGCGCTCCTAGAGCAGCTCACCGCTGTGACGCACCTGCGCATTGTCGGCATCGACCGCACGGGGGATGTTGCCTGGCTCAACCGCTTCCTCTCCAAGGGAGGGATCTCCGCATCGGGATCGCTCACCACGACCTGCGCACTGGTGGGCACATACCGCCTCACGCAATTCCTCTCCGACGTCGAGTATGACAAGCTCGCTGCTCACTTCCCCGAGCTCAGCATCCGCCAGCCCGAGTACACCATCGTAGGGTACGTCAACCGAACGGTGGATAAACAGGGCTTCCCCCAGGAGGTGCTGGCTACAGATAGGTGGTTCAACCACGACAATCAGACGGGCTTTGGCTTTGATAAGCCTTACACCCCCTCGGGGCATCTGCTACGCATCTTCAAGGCGCGCCATCGCTGGCGTGGCCGTGAGGAGAAGCGCGGGGAGATGGTGGTCTATCCGCTGCGTGACGATCACTTCGGCTACTACGCCGATGGGCTCACGCGTGAGCTATCTACCGCCACCGACCTTGCCGATCCGCAGGAGGGCGGTGTGTGGGTCAACGAGCCCCACTACTGGTACAAGGGCATCCATGACGGCGAAACGGGAACGGACTATCAGGTGTACTCCTCGCTCCTGGACGAACCTCGACGCCCAGCAGGGAAGCTCTACGACCTTCAGGCCATCGAGAGCGAGCTGAAGCCCGTGCTCCAGCACTATATCCAATGCCCCAAGGGGTCAGAAGGCAAGAACATCACCGACTGCATCTACAAGTATCGAGCTGCCTACACCAACGAGAACAACTGCAACGTGTACTCCTACATCAAGATACCGGTGAAGGGCTTTAAGCGTGTGAAGTTCCCGCTGTGCAATAACGGATACAGCAACAGCGACGACCCACGTGACGAAGTGCCACATCAGGGTAACTTCCAGCCCGCACCTTTCGACAAGCGCTTCAAGTGGGAGCGTGGGTGCATGATCTCGGCAGTCTTCACCGACGCCGATGGCAAGATCCTGAAGGTTATCCGCCTCTCCAACGAGGAATACCCGCTCTTCGTGCTGGACTACGTGGCAGCGATCCCTCATGGGGCAACGCACCTATACACCTCGGTGTTCACTGAGTTCATCGACAGCGAGATGGAGATTTGGCTCACGAACTCCACGAACCCCGCCGACTGGGAGCCCCACTGGCAGGAGCACAAGGAGACCTGGATAGCTGCCGTGCCGATGCACTGGCAGCAGGGTGAGAGTCTACCCGAGCTCACCATCGGAGAGCAGAAGAAGCTCGGCAAGCAAGACCTGATGAAGTACAAGTTCTTGCGGGAGCACGGCATGTATGACCAGCTTTCCTACGAGGAGTACAAGGACTTGCGTAACCTCCTCTGGGCGCATGTGGGCAACTTCAAGCTCAGAGACATCTATGGCTGGGGGATTGGCGACCAGGAGAACGATAGCTACTTCACGGGCTTCTACTCCCTTCCCGAGGCGGGGATGACGGGGACTACGGCGCGCAACCTGCAGGGCAAGATAAGCACCACGCCCGGGCTCATCCTGCAGTACAGCAACCGAAACCCGGTGTACAAGACCTGCTCTTGCCCTACCGTCTTCGGATACATCTGGCTACCCAACCGGATGCTGCTCACCTTCTCCACCTTCTCCAAGGATGGGGTCTTCTGCGCACACTCCAAGAACGACGGTGTGAGAGGTGCCGTCACCACCCGGCGCGATCATGCGAACCTCGGCTTTGCGATGAACGATATTATGTGGCTACGTGAATGGCGACACTTCGGCGGTGTAGAGCGCCGAATTCACCCGCTGGGCAAGTACGAGCGTAAGGGCTATGCAGGCGACAAGGCGGCCATGCAGGTCGTCGGAGGTAGATATATGGATGTTGTCACACGAAAGAATGGAGGTAGCACAGATGTTGGGTGTTGCATGCGCAACCTCTTCGGTGAACTCCTCAACGACAACGAGATCTACGCCACCGACAGCGATTGGTGGGGCAAGAATACCGACGGGGGTATGGGGAAGAACTGGAGCTGGGAGCGTCAGTTCGTCGTCCCTGTGTTCCGAGGCAAGGTCATCAAAGCCTCCTCCCCCGAAGAGCTGCGCAAGCACAAGCATTATAAATTTCTTCTGGATGAAAAGCCTGATTTAAGCAAATGGTAACGAATGAACGCCGCTTTGGCAACCCCTACATTGGAGGCAAGCTCCTCTACTGCATCGACCCCTGGAGCGACCGCTGGCTCCTTGCCTACGACCTGAAGAAGGTCGAGGGCGAGGAGCAGGCGGACACGCCTGAGCAGTACAGCTACCTCGCCGAACTCTTCGACCATCGCCCCACACCTGAAGAGGTAGCGGAGTGCCTCTTCAAGCCCTACAACGACGTGTGCGACGAGAAGATCCTCAGAGGCTTCCGCTACACCACGCTGGAGGAGACACCCGTCACGCGCAATGTCTGGCTCGACGAGACGAACCAGCGCAACTTCCTCGGTGAATTTACCTTCGCCAAGCTCTTCGACGGCGTGAACCTGCCGACGATCATCAAGATGGGCATCAACGAGGAAGAAGCCTACTACTACAAGGTACTTTCACTCAACCAGTACAAGCACTTCATCCTCGCTGCGTTGGGGCACATCAAGCAGTGCCTCGCCGAGTGCTGGAGTGCCAAGCAAGATGTAGATCTCACCCCTTACCACCTCGACGACAATGGCAAGAAGAAAGCAGAAGAAGCAGTATCATAAGGCAGCGACGCAGCCCACACGGCGCATCACCGAAGGCATAGGCGAAAGTACCGAGCTCGTGGACATCGTGCTCAGCGCCCCCGAGCTGTTCTACTTTGACATACAGAAGTATATCCATGCGGTGAACTCCGCCAAGAGTGTGAGCTTCTCCTTCCGCTCTCGCCTCTACGATATGTACGAGTCGGCACTGATGGACTTGCACCTGGCGGGAGTGTTGGCCAAACGCCTCAAGGGGGTGACGAAGATCCCCATCGAGTTCAATAGGGACGGCGTACCTGATGAGGAGATCAACAGACAGCTCGCCTCGCCCTGGATGAAGCACCTGAGGGAAGAGATCATCCTTGCCCAATTCTGGGGCTTCTCGCTCATCCAATTCTACACCGACGACGAAGGGGATATCCGCTTCTACTCCGTGCCGAGGAAGCACTACGACCCGGTACGTCAGCGTTTGCTTCGCCACCAGACCGACACGGAGGGTACGCCCATATCGGAATTCCCGAACATGCTGTTCATCGGCTCTGAGCGCGACTTGGGCATCCTTGCCCAGCTCCTGGTTGCTGTGCTCTACAAGCGCAACAACTACGCCGACTGGGCGAAGTACTGCGAGCTTTACGCCATACCCATCCAGGAGTACACCTACAACGCTGGCGATGAAGAGACGCGCAGACAGCTGCTCAAAGACGCTCGAGCGCGAGGCAACAACGCCGTGTACATACACCCCGCAGAGAGCAACTTCAACTTCGTAGAGAGCTCCGCGAAATCGGGTACATCCGAGCTGTTCAAGCACTTCACTGACTATTGGGATGACCAGATCGCTATCCGAGTCTTAGGTAACACCCTCACTACCTCCACCTCCTCGACGGGCACGCAAGCCCTCGGCACCATCCACAAGGAGGTCGAAGAGGAGCTCAACGAAGATGACTGCAATAGCGTGCTCGACGTGCTCAATTATTACATGCTCCCGATCTTTGAGGCGCTCGGCTTCAACGTTACGGGAGGCAAGTTCGTGAGCGCCAAGCGCAAGGAGGTCGACACCTCTCGTCAGGCAGACATCTACCTGAAGATGCAGCAGCTGGGCTTACCCATAGACGCCGATGACGTCTATGAGACCCTCGGGGTGAAAAAGCCCGACGACTTCGAGGAGCAGCTGGCGCAGAAACAGGAGCAGAGCAAGGCACTGGCCGCCTCGCTCGAGGAGGCTTCGAACGACGATACACCGCCCCCCGAAGAGCCGTCGAAGGGCAAGAAGAAGGAGAAAGAGAAGGGTGACAAGTCCCTTAAGGACTCGCTGGCGCATTTTTTCGGTTTAGCCCCAGGGGAGCCTCCCCTCGGGGCGGACAACGACTTCTGATAAACGAGCTCTACTATGGATGCCCCTGCTCTTCTTGCGCCGAGATAACCAACTCCACACCTGCCGAGGCAATCTTCTCTCCCGAGGTGCTGGAGGGCTATCTACGTAAGATTTACGACGGCTTTGACGTCTCCGAAGAAATCGAACCTACCGCCTTCAGAGAGGTGCTGCGCATCATCAACACAGGGGCGGTGCAAGGACTCACCGAGGGGAACTTCATCCCCACACACCACGAGAGCTTCCTCAGCGCCCTCCGCCACTCCAACGAGGTGTTCTCTGCCTTCAAGACCCACGCAATGGGTACGAAGATGGCGGAGCGACTCTTCGGCGAAGACGGAAAGCTCCGCTCCTTCGAGGAGTGGCGTAAGGCCGTAGATCCCATAGCACGGCATCACGTGGGAGCTTGGTTGCGTACAGAGTACGATACGGCCATCATCCGCGCACACCACGCTGCCGACTGGTTCGAATTCGAAGCTAACAAGGATATACTGCCCAACCTGCAGTGGCTGCCCACCACCTCTCCCTCTCCCGAGGCAGGACACGAGGTATTCTGGCGCTTGCCTATTCTCCTACCCATCGATGACTCCTTCTGGAGCGATCATCGCCCAGGTGATAGGTGGAACTGCAAATGCTCGCTGGAGGCGACTGACGAGCCCGCACAGCCCCTCAGCGATGAGGACGCTCGAGAGGCGGATAAGCCCAACCGCCGGGCGCAACCTGGACTAGAAGGTAACCCCATCGAGAAGGGGCTCATCACAGACAAGCACCCCTACTACCCCAAGAGTTGCAGTGCTTGCCCCTTCTACAAGCCCCAAGGGATCAAAGGATGGGTGCGCAAGAGGCTTGTGGGGCGCACCAAAGACTGCCATAACTGCCCGTACATCAGCAAGGCGATCCTTCAAGCGCAGCTCAACGAGAGGTATCCTATCGACAAGTGGGAACACAGCTATATGCACGCCTCGGGAGGCTATGTCGTCACCGAGCAGGAGCGCATCGCTGAAGGCAAGGTAAATAAGCAACAGCAAGAGGTATACCGCAAGGAGCAGACCATCGCCAAAGACCTCGCAAGGATGGGACACCACATAGAGCATCTGGCTGAGAATAACAGACCTGTAGGGGAGCGGTATGATACGCTGTTCGATGGCGTCAAGGCTGACTTCAAGAGTACCAGAAGTCACAACAACATCGCCAAATACGGGAAGAAAGCCTTTCGCGAGCAGGGTGCTGACATGGTAGTGTATCGCCTAGAGGAGCATACAGAAGGTATGCTTAAGGAGCTCAAGAACCTCAAGGAGCTCTTCCCCGACAAGCGCATTGTGTATTATTATGAAGACGAGCAGGTATTGAGAGAGCTATAAAATACAAGAGGCAAGCATCTAATGCCTGCCTCAGGAACGGTACGCGGTGTTACCCGCATCCCTAACTCGTATGAGCTACCACAAAGATAGATAATAATTATCACAATGCAATCTGCAAAGCTCCTCAAGCTGATGATGAGACTTACCGGCGAGGTCGAGAAGGAGATCAACGAACGACTTCCGCGCAAGCTCTCTGTGACGGCGAAAAATCACTACAAGGATAACTTCCGCCGATCAGGCTTCGTCGACGGAGGCTTGCGCCCCTGGCAGCGTGCCCAGCGTCAGTATGGCTCGAGCACATCGGCGCAGTACCGCACCCTAACCTCAGCGCGCAACCATCTGATGAGTAGCATCGAGGCGACCCCTCGTAAGGCATCCGTCCTGGTCTACAACCCCGTTGCCTATGCGCGCATACACAACGAGGGGGGTGATCTAGACGTATCCCCTACGCTCACGCCAAAGATGCGTCGCTTTGCCTGGGCAAGGTACTACGAGCTCGGAGGCAAGGCAGGAAGCGAAGAAGCCGAGAAGTGGAAGCGTCTTGCTCTATCGAAGAAGGACAAGCTACATATTCACGTGCGCATGCCGAAGCGCCAATTCATCGGCGAGAGCGTAGAGCTCAGGGATAAGATCGGTAAGCAAATAGAGAAGAGCGTGCAGAAGGTCATCCTCAACGTAAAAGAGAATAAGTAGACATGGAACATTTAATACTACCCATCATCCAGCACCTAGCTAAAGGCATGCCTGAACTCTCTCTCGTGGACGAAGACTACGGACAACTAGAAGTCATCGATGAGAACGGCAAGCAGATGTACCCTATTACCTATCCGGCCGTGCTCGTCGACCTCGAGCAGGTAGAGTGGAGCAATGTATCGGGAGGGAGTCAACTCGGAGAGGCACGCCTTAAAGCACGCCTCATCATCGATTGTTACGAAGATACCCACATTGGCAGTAACACCGAGCTGTTCATCCAGCAGCGCGAAGAGATGCGTCGGCGCATGCACGTACTCCTGCAGGGCTTCCGCCCAATGGGCGAGGCAGGGTCATCACTGGTGCGCATTGAGAGCAAGTTCTATACCTTTAATCATGGCATTAAGGTGTATCAGGAGACTTATACGTGTCGCGTATCTGAGGCTATACCTCAGCAAACAACTCGCCTGAGCGGTCAGCCGAAGGTTCACATCGATCCTTCCATCGCGAAACCCTGAAGCCCGTGAACTCCTTCTTTGCCTCCTTCGGCTCGTCCTCCTCCCGGATGTGCGAGCGCAGGATGTCAAGCACTGTAAATTCCGAGATATAGTACTTCTGGGAGAGCATCGTAAGCATCACGGAATAGCGCACTTTCTTAACGTCCATAAGGTGCCTGTAGTCCTTATAGAGGTCGCGGTTGCGCTGCTCGATGAGTTCTTTGCTTCTGCCTTTAGCCATAATAGAGGGGAATTTCCACTACAAAGATACCACCCAAACGCTATATTTTACAAATGATTAAGGGGTGCGCATGAACCGTCATGCGCACCCCTTAACCTTCATTTTACTACGAGCTAATACTCGGGCATATCCCTAAGGCGATCCATGGCGGCGAACCAGCCATCAAAGCCCCCGAGGTTTTTATCGTCAATGTACACATCGGCGTAGATCTTCTTCCCACCCTCGCCGTACTCAGCAAGGTTCTCGGGACTGTGATCATTGACCCTGTCAAAGCTGATGCGCTGCTCACGCATCCAGTTGATGGCTTGCAGCAGGGGCTCACCTGTTCGGCACGTCCAGACGATAACGTAATGGCCACGCTCGCGTAGCTCCTTGATCGCCTTACGCACCCCCGGCATGGCGTCACCCAGTGCGGGGTAGGCGCTATTGCAAATCACCCCGTCAAAATCTACCGCAATGATCATTCTCCTTCAGATGTTTCGTACGTGTAGATATCGAGGATGGGGAACTCCTCCACCTTAGAGATCTGGGCGTTGGAGATCTTTTGCTCCAGCACCTCCTCGACAAGCAAGAGAGCGGCCTTGAGGTTCTGCGCCTTCACAACCATCACAGCGGGAGATTTCTTCTCTTGCCCGCTTGCCTCATCAATGCTGATGAACTCTACCTTTGCTTTGAAGTAGGTGTCCGCTTGGTCATTCTCCGCACCGATGATCTCGGCGATCTTCATACGGCGGATGTTGACCACCTCAAGCGCACCCATCGAGACAAAGGCCGTCACCTCTCTTATGACACGCTCCTCGGCCTCGGTGAAGCTCAGCGCGTCGATTAGATAACTCTCGGAGACCTTCTTCATCCCCACGTTATCGGCTTGTCGCTCGTAAGCGACCTTACATAAATACCAGCTGTTCATGTCTTGTTCTTATTAAGTATTATAATTCGTTAAGAAGTAGGGCTTCTTCTATTTCCCATCGGTAGTCACTGGTCACACAGTCCTCCCACACATGAAAGTCGGGGCTTGTGCCATGAGACGCCCCCTCACAAAAAAGGGCATACGTGGGCTCTATGCTGCCATCGGGGGTCTTGCGTACACCCTTCCGAATAGAATAGGTTGAGGTGGGCGTCCATAGATCGCTCTCAGACAACATCCTACCCAGATGCACCCTTAAGCCCTTGATGTACTCTCTAGTGACTCTCTTGAGGCTGCGCACGTAGGACTCAACGGCCTTTTCTATTGCTTCCTGCTCACTCACCCCAGAGTCCTTATGCGCCTCCCAGTTCGGATAAACATCCCACAACACACCTAGGTGGTATTTGATGATCCTGACTTCCCCAATAGGAGTCAAGGCGCATATACGTATCCACTCTTCCGACTCTTCTCTCAAGGGGTACCAGCTCTCCCAGAGAGCCTGATGGTCGTCGAATATGCTTATGTCTTTATTCATAGCTCGGGAATTCTAAGGTGACCCCTCAGAGCCTTTCGGTACAGGGCGACAGCACGCTGCATCGCCTCTTCCCGATCGAGCGCCCAGAACATCATCCGGCCATTTACATACACTTGCCAACGTGCCGTGTTTGTGTAGTTGTGACACTCAAAGAGCATCAAGGGGACTTCGGCGGTGTATCTGCTGCGGTGGTGTTCACTGCAGGAAGGCTTGCGCAGGGCGTCCTCCTTCCAGGGGAGCTCCAGGGCGTCGATAAGACGACGCCCCAGGCTCTGCAGCTCTACCTTGCTAGACATTGATCATCGAGAGCTTCACGGTGCGCCATGCACCCATGTCGTCCTTTTCTTCTGCCCGGAAGTAGACCTTCGTCCAGCCGAAGATGAGGCTCTCCTTGATGATCGCAACACCCCGGGTGAACTGCTCATCGCCGAACTTATCCACCAAGCGCTCCAGCTCGAGGATCTTGTCCGGCTGGATATGCCCGTAGCGATCCTTGGAGAGCAGGTCAAGCACGGCACTAACGAGCTTACGCTTGTCTTCATCTTCCGTGTTATCCCCAAGAGACGAGAGGAAGCTCTTCACCTTCTCAATGCCATCTTCAGCCGTAGCATCGTAGCTGAACTTCTTATACCTGCCGATGGTGATACGACGCGTCTGCGCCTTGTTCATGAAGGCGTACGAGCCTTGCTCACCCCTTGTACCCAGTTCGCCCACCTTGAGGTCAAGCAGGGCGTGGAATGCACCCAGCACACGGAGCTTCGTGTCCCTTATCACACCCTCGGCGTGCTTAATATCACCGAACACCTCAACCACGGCCTCTTCAGCCATGGCACGGAACTCCTTGCGAGCCTCCTTGAGCTTTGCCTCTTCTCGGCGCTTCGCTTCGGCTTCCTTCAGCCTTTGATACTCGGCAGCTTCATCTTCAGTGAGCTGCACTGTCTTCTTTTCTTGCATGATTTCTATTCTATTTCATTATACGAATGCTTTCACTTACACCGCTTTTGTAGCGTGAGTCCATGCGCTGCCGCACAGCCTCAATCTTCCAACCGAGCGCCCTATGCCTGATGCGCTCTGCTTCCGTAGCGGTATCGGCTCGTATGCGCTCTAGGAGCATCTGACGCTCCTCTTCATACGCCTTCAGTTCATCCTCGTAGCAGCGAGGAGGGCGAGGCTTAAAACGTGCCATTGCTTCACTAGTTTGCGATTTGTCCTTCTGTGAGTTTCGCTCCGAGCTCTTCTCGGTGCTGGCGGTTCGCCTTCTGGGTGTCCTTACCTCGGATGCTGAGCATCTTCAGGCGCAGCTTCTCCAGCTCCTCAAGCGAGAGAAGGCAAAACCGCTTACCCGCGATCTTCGGCGAGCGGCAGAAGCGATCCACCGTATCCCAGCTAGCTGTGTTGACCCCATAGAGCTGCATCTGCTTGAGCACTGCCGAGCGAGCCTTACGCTTAGCCTCAATGTTGTCTACCTTCCCGCGCAGCTCCCTGATCATCGTTGCATACTCCTTATCAGTCATTTCTCTCAGGCTGGTCGTTCTGCCTGCCGTCCACTGCGAGACAACCTGATCTTTATCTGCTCCAGGAAGCCTGCGCAGAAGGGCGTAGAAGGCGGAGTAATTATTACGCGTTGCCATGGTCGTTACTTGCTATGCAGGCGGCGCTGGTATTGCGCTTTACGCTTCTCCGCCTCCTCACACTGCTTGCGGTAGTCATAGCTCAGGGCAACACCCAACACGGCGATGCCGAAGAGGCAGAGGATCGTGTAGCCATAGCTGTGGCACAGCATGTCGAGAAGCACTGCAAGGCAGAATGCCACCAGGCAGCACACTATTTGTATCGTATTCATTGCTTATCGTGTTTTTGGCGCTCATCCTGCTCCAGGAGCTCCTTATGGAGATCCTCATTCTGCTGACGTAGCTTCTGCATTTCTTCATCCTGCTTTTTGCGAGCCTTATTGAGAGCTTCAAGCACCACCATTATGAGATCAAGGGTATCCTTGACCTTTCTATTCCTCAAAGTCAGACTGCGATTCTCCTCTCGGAGTTTTTGAAGCTCGACTTCACCTCCTCTCTTCAGGCATTCCACCTCCTCTCTAAGGCAAGCATTCTCCCCTCGGAGCTGGAAGACCTCTCTGAGGTCGTCTTCGTTCTTCTTCTTTACGTCTTTCAGCTCTTTCCTTAGATGTCTGATGAATAGGTATTCAAAGAGCAGTACCACGATTAGCCCGTTGAGGGCGCTTACAATTAAGTTGTTCATAGTTCTTATCATTACTAGTTAGTATTAAGACTCGTTATTATTTTTCTGCTTCGACTCCCCAGTACTTCGCCTCAGCTTCAGCCCAGATGCTGTAGTGCTGACCAGCCTCGGGGATGTATCTCCCCTTACAGATGGCGCGGTAGCCTTGCACGAGGATCTTCATGTCGGCGTCATACTGCACCTTCGTTGCCGTTGCGCCCTTGGGGCGGTCGCCGTCAGCATGGCTGATGAAGATGAAGAGCTTCTTGGGGTGCTTTTCTTTTAGCCTCTTGTACTCAGCATAGTTCAGGCCGGTATATTGCAGGCTATCTATTATTACGAAGTCGGGGCTGCGCTGTTTGTCCAGCCTCAGGCTAAGCTCCTCCAGGCTCTCCCTGTCGAGGACGAGGAATCGCCCCCCAACCTCACCCATCCGACACCGCTGCATGTTCTGTTGGAAGGAGAGTGAGAGCGACTCCTCGAGGCTGTTATAGGCTACCTTGCCATACTTGCACAACTCGCGAGCGAGCTGCATCGCAAAGGAGCTCTTACCATTGGCGCTTTGCCCCCATATGAGCCATACACCCGTCCGCCCAGGCTCGCCGAAGGCATCCCTCCACTTCCCCTCGAAGGGGATAGCAGGGACTTTCTTTGCCAGCACCTCGCTGGCGGAGTATGCTCTTGCCATCGCTATGCTTGTAGTTTGAGCTTTTCGATCTCGGTGTACACCTTGCGGAGTCCGCCCGACTTGCGAGCGAGGCTGACGGCATCCACCCCCTCGGGGGCATTGAGCTTAGCTACCTCTACAGCTTGCTTCAGTAGGAAGCTCTTACGCTCTTCGCTGTCTTGAGGCGTCACCTTGCGGTACGCATCGCCAAAGCGAGAGAAGAGCTCCGTGTAGCCGACCTTGCAGCAGTCAATACTGCGCTCAATCTTAGCTCGCAGACCATCAGCCCCCATCATATACCACCCGCAGGCGCGCTCCGTGGCGTTCCAAAGCGCCTTGAGCTCAAGGAAGGCTTCGTACTGAAGGTCGCCCGCCTCGTCGAGGATGATTAGCGGGGTATCCAGCCCCTTGAGGTAGTACACAAGGTCTGCGTAGACCTCCTCGTAGCGCCCCTTTGCCTCCAAGCCAAAGCCCAAAGCAATCGAGCGCACCAGGCGAACCTTGGTCTTTGTCTGCGAGCAGTCGATATACACTACGTGCTTGTGTGTGCGGGCGTAATGCCGAGCGCTGAAGGTCTTCCCGATATTCGGGATGTCGCACAAGAGGGCGCTGAGGCTGCGCTCCTGGCAGGCTTCGAGCTGTGAGGTGATGTAGGAGTAGGTGTCGGTCTTCGCTACCTTCCACTCGATCTCCCCCCTCAGGGGGACATTCAGGCGGCGGGCAAGACTCAGCCACGCCGAGTCGCTCAGCTGCTTGTCGAGCTTGCCTTTCTTGATGGCGCTGTAGACACTTGGTGCTACCCCTAGTGCTGTAGCGTGCTTGCTATCACTCGGATAGTTCGCCCGATCGGCGCTAATCGCATCCAGCGTGCGCGCCTTGAGTTCGTTCTTTATTTCCATGCTTCTCTTACTATTTTCTTTGCCCAGCGGGTGAAGTGTTTCTCTTCGAAGTAGATCTCCCCCTTGTCACTCTTTTGAGGGCGGCCGAAGGAGCCATTCTTGCGCAAGCGTTGGGCGCGCTTCTCACCTAAGACATCCACCAGGTCTTTCCAGAGACAGACAGTCTCAATAACCACTTCTAACTTCATTGTATACTCCTTGTTTCGTTTCTAGTGCCTTCACAACACGCTCGCTGAACTCACATATGTTATAGTTGTTTCCTCTCGAGCTACCTTTCGAGCCGTAACGGCGCCCCAACTCGCCCGACTGCCTGAACCGCTCAAATAGTTCTTCTCCTAAGTCTTCTTTAAGGGCTTGTTCAGAGTAGAACCAGGCGACGAGGCTGTGCCTTCTGTGCTTCATAGCTAGTCGGGGCTAAAGGTTTGTATTGTTAGTGCAGATAGAGCTTCTTTACTGAAGAACTCCTCGGCATAAACCAGCCCATCATACAGGTCGGGTAGCCACTGCGTATAGCCAAAGGCGCCCTCATCGTTGAGCCTGTTAAACTCATCACTACCCAGGGCATCTATTAACTCCTCGAGTGTCCAGTAGTATTTACCTTCGAATTCCATTTTACTTCTATTTAATTGGTGTTTGAATGCTGTTTTTATAGCTCCGCCATTGCCCTTGTGCGGGCGTCATCCGTGTTCACGTCTGGCAGGTAGCTCTCGAGCGGATCTTGATCAAGTAATTCTCCATCATCGCCTCGGCGTAACGTGACTACCTCAACCGGGCGCAGCTCTGTGAGTGCCTTGTGGGCGTCTTCCTTCATCAAGCGAGCCTTGCCTGGCAGGCGATCTGCAATATGAGCGTCAAAGGCTTTCACACGCTGTAGCTGCCGGTGTAGGAGGTGGCGATCTTCGTCTGTCTGCTCCGCCTTAGCCTCATTCAGGCGATGGATCTCCTCGGCGGTCTCGATATAGCGACCACCCTCGTAGATGTGTACCTCGCCCATTTCCCCCTCGACCTGCTCCCACCAATAGGCATCTACCTTGCCGTCTCGGTTTTTCAACTTGCCGATACCCTCTGGAGTAAGAGCAAAGCTCCTGTAGTTGGCCTTGATGTGACCTCGGCGCACCGAGGTTGAGCGGTGTTCACCAATGAGCATTGCCAGCTTGTGGGTGTCTATCTCTGCCAGCTGGGGGTTCACCGACTCCGTAAGCACCTGCCAGCGGGTACGTCCACCCCAATAGGCGGTATTGCTGTGTGGAGAGTGATTGTATTCGTGGATCAAGCCCTCGTAGAAGGCTATCGCATCCTCATAAGCCCACACCTTTGTCTTGAAGCGGTCGTTGTGCTCGTCGAAGCTCTTCTCCTCATTCGTCTGGTTGGCATCCAGCCGAGCATAGTGCCTACCCGTATTCGGGATGTACTCCTTTTCCGTCTGGTACTTAAAGAGGCGGTTCATGTGTTCAGCTCCCTTCGCCTGAGAGTTGCCAGGGGCGAGGAAGTTTGGCTCAGGGAAGAGTGCGCCCGCCTTCATAATGGTATCCCGGAAGTCAGACACAAGGTGCTGCTCTACTTCCGCCTCGTAAGGGCAAGGGAGGTTATTTGCTATAAGCGTCCTGAAGGTGCTACGTAAGCACCCAATGAAGATGTCATGGCGTTTCTTACCGCTGAAGCTATACCCTATGATAGCTTGGCTCGCCAAGTCGTAGGCAAGGTAGATCTTCAAGCTCACGATCTCACTGACACCTTGCTCACGCCAATTCACCTTCAGCTTGAGGTCACGGTCATCGAGGGAGATCTTAGAGAGCGACATCGTCGGGCGTTTACGCAGTACAAAGGGCTGGTTCTTGCCTCGCCATGTCTGGTAGTCATCATGTACCTTACCTCGCAGGGCTTTTGCCTCAGGCGTGCTGAGGTAGTTTGCCACCGTTGTCTCGCTCAGGTTCTTGTACATCCGAGGATCGTAAAGCTCGCCCGTCTCGGGGTTATATATCGACACCAAGCCATCTACAAAGTCATTGTAGCGCTGGGCGACAGTGGTATTATAAGGCCTTGTGTCGTCGTTGTCGATAGCAAGAAGGAGGTAGAGCGTGTCGTGATCGACCTTTCTCGTTTGTTGATTGCCGAACTTCCTGCTGATCAGGCTCTCGTAGCCCTTGGCGTCGAACTCTCTTAGTGCCTTCCTAAATCGTGTAGCACTCTGTGGGAGTGTATGACCAACCTCCTGCCGGTAGTAGCTGATCGCACTTGCTAGCTGTTCCCAGCGAACGACCTTACCACCACCCATCACACGCTTGAGGAGGCGTATATCCGCCTGAAGGCTCTTCACAGCTATCAGCACCGAGGCATTCGCAGTGTACTCCTCCGTTAGCTGGGCGATACGCTCCAGGGACAGGGAGAGGTTAAGCTCCCTCAGGCGCTTGGGGTAGTACTCCATAGCTCCTCGATCTCGGCGGTAATGCTCGCTGAACCACTTCTTGATTGCAGCCACCTGGACGGCGTCTGTGCCTATACGCTTGTCTACCTTGTCTCGTATATCTCGAGGCAGACTGTCGTACTCAATCAGAACACTCGTCCCCTTTCCTCCGCCACGACGGGCGACCTTTAGGCGACCACGTTGCACCATCTTGTGATAGGACTCCTTAGACATCACAGGTGCTAAATCGTCAGACTGATCGTTTTCACCACGACGATCCTCGAGAAGATCATCAAGCTCAACAACTATCTTTTTCCCGTAATGCTGCAGCATGGTCTACCTACTTTAATTCTTCAGCAGTAGCTTGTATTAAGGACAGCATCTGTAGCGTAACATCATGATAGGTCGCTACCAGCTTACCCTTGTACTCCAGGGCTACTTCGCTTGTTGCCTTATCAACTATGATTACAGCACCATTTCTAAAGGTTTGTATCATCTTACCATCAGCATCATGTATGGTCTCGCATTCAGGTAGAGTGCAATACACTTGCCCGCCATATCGCAAAGCAAGTTCTCTCACTCGTTGAGACTCCACACCGTGACGCTGAAAGGCAAGGGCGTAGGATACAGCTGCATCACTTAGCTTGGTCTCCTCCTTAATAGCCCGTTTTATATCTGCCCCGATCTTGATCTGTCGTTCCATTGTTTACTTACCCTTTTGTCGTATCTTCACGTTGTTGTTATCGTTTCACACTGCAAAGTAAGGACTAAATTTTGACCTATGCAAGAAAAAGAGAATAAAATTTTGGCACCAATCAAAGGGAGAGTACGTATGTATTTGAAAGCCAAGGGAATAAAATTGAAAGATTTTCTTGAGGAAACAGGTATATCCATGTCTAATTACAAGGCAAGACACAGCGAATTTGGAGGAGAGGCGATAGCTCAAATACTGTCCTCTTATGTTGATATTTCGCCCTTTTGGCTAATTCTTGGCCGAGGAGATATGTTACAAGCTCCTCTGATAGAGATAGGCAACATTAGAGGGGACAACAACGTATATAGAGACAATGTCCTATCTGCAGGAGCATCTCATGCAGACGACATCGTAAAGTTGCAAGGAGAGCATATTCAGAGACTTGAAGAGCAGATCGCCTACCTAATGAAGATTATTGAGAAACGAGATGAGCAGATTGACATCCTCGTTTCCGCACTAGCTAACTCCAACAACAAGCAGAAATAA